TAATCGTCAACATGCCCCCCAGGCACACCAAGAGTGAGTTTGCCTCGGTGTACTTCCCCTCTTGGGTCATGGGACTCAAACCCAACATGAAAATCATGCAAACCACCCATACGTCCGAATTATCCATCCGTTTTGGTCGTAAGGTTAGGAATCTTATGGACACAGAAGAGTACAAGGCCATTTTTCCCAAAGTGACCCTCAGTGCCGATTCCAAGTCGGCAGGGCGTTGGGAAACCAATAGAGGGGGCGAATACTTTGCGGCGGGGGTTGGAGGAGCCATTACGGGTCGGGGTGCCGATCTGCTGATCATTGATGATCCACACTCGGAACAAGATGCGTTATCACCTTCGGCCTTGGAATCCGCGTATGAATGGTACACTTCCGGCCCTCGTCAGCGGCTGCAGCCTGGCGGTGCCATTGTGATCGTGATGACCCGATGGTCCACCATCGATTTAACGGCGCAGTTGCTGAAAAGACAAACGGAAAACCATGCGGATCAATGGCATGTGGTGGAATTGCCCGCGATTTTTGAGGACACGAACAATCCATTGTGGCCGGAGTATTGGAAGATTGAGGAATTGGAGTCTGTGAAAGCTTCGCTGCCGATTACCAAGTGGAACGCCCAGTATATGCAGAACCCCACCTCGGAAGAAGGCGCGATTATTAAACGAGATTGGTGGCAGATATGGGACAAGGACAAGATTCCGCCCGTGGAGTACATCATCCAGTCTTACGACACGGCTTTCAGTAAGTCCGAAACCGCCGATTACTCGGCGATTACGACTTGGGGCATATTCAGGCCCACTGAGGACAGTGGCGATGCGATTATACTGCTCGATGCAAAGCGTGGGCGCTGGGATTTTCCAGAGCTGAAAGCAATTGCGAATGAGGAGTATAAGTATTGGGAGCCGGAAATGGTGTTAGTTGAGTCCCAGGCGTCAGGAACGCCGTTGACCCAGGAACTACGCAATATGGGGATACCGGTGGTCAACTACCGCCCGTCAAGGGGCAACGACAAGGTGACTCGTGTGCATGCGGTCAGCCCTGTGTTTGAGTCGGGCATGGTTTGGGCGCCGGATAAGAAGTTTGCCGAAGAAGTGATTGAGGAATGCGCTGCCTTTCCGTTTTCGGAATACGACGATTACGTCGATTCGATGACGCAAGCGATACTGAGATTTAGACAAGGCAACTTTGTTCGGCTATACTCGGATGAAGAGGATGAGGAATATGTGCCGCAACAGCACGTTTATTATTGATGAATAATATTTACAACGGAAAAAAGGATTTAATGAAAATTATTAAATTCAAGTATAGAATGAAGAACAAAGTAATGAGTCCGCTGACCCAATATCGAAATTGGCTCAGTGCACTTTTATTCAAATTAGCACAAGGAAAAAGTTATGGCGGACGTCGATAAACGAATATACCCGGCTCAAGAAGAGCCATTGGATATTGTTGATGACTCCAAAACAATTGAACTAGAGGATCCCACACTCGCCGAGTTGAGTGGAGAAGATGTCCCCATGATGCCCTTGGAAAATGGAAACTTACTTGTTGGGGCAGGAGAAATGCTGTCGCAAGAAGTGGAGTTTGGCGCTAACTTGGCCGAAGAACTGGACGATTCCGAACTACACGGTATATTTAACCAGTGCGTTGCCGATGTCGAAGCCGATATTAACTCTCGTTCTGAATGGGAGAAACAATATCGAGATGGCTTGGAATTTCTTGGCATGCGCTACGAAGAACGAAGTCAACCATTTGAAGGCGCATCCGGCATTACCCATCCCCTACTTGCCGAATCCGTCACACAATTCCAGGCACAAGCCTATGGCGAAATACTGCCCGCTCAAGGGCCGGTAAAGACCCAAATCGTTGGCGCCACAACTCCCGACTCCGAAGCACAAGCTGCCAGAGTCAAGGAGTACATGAATTACCAGATCATGCACGTCATGGAGGAATACGACCCTGAGACTGACATGATGTTGTTTTACCTACCGTTGTCGGGTTCCGCGTTTCGTAAGGTGTATTACGATCAGAATCTAGGGCGTGCCGTATCGAAGTTTATTCCGTCTGAAAACCTTGTCGTGCCTTACGACACCAGTGATTTACAAACGGCTGTAAGGATCACCAACATTGTCTCAATGGCAATGAACGATGTGGTTAAGATGCAAAAAAATGGGTTTTACCGCGATGTGCCATTGGAATCAATGGGCGTGCAGTATGACAACGAAGACATTCAAAGCGAAATCGACAAGCTTCAAGGCGTTTCCCCGTCTTACGATTCGAGCGCCGATTGTGAATTGTATGAGATTCACACCGACTTGGATCTATCGGGTTTTGAGGATGTCGATGAGATGGGTGAGCCAACAGGGATTAAGTTGCCCTACATCATTACGTTGTCTAAACGAAACAATGTCGTCCTTTCGGTTCGTCGCAACTGGAATGAAACCGATCCGCTTCGCAAAAAGATACAATACTTTGTCCATTACAAGTTCCTCCCCGGACTTGGCTTTTATGGTTTTGGCTTGACGCACATGATTGGGGGGCTTTCACGGGCTTCCACTTCTATTTTGCGTCAGCTGATCGACGCAGGCACGCTCGCCAACTTGCCAGCCGGGTTTAAAGCGCGAGGTATTCGCATCCGGAACGACGATCAGCCCTTACAACCGGGTGAGTTTCGTGACATGGATGCCCCAGGGGGCAGTCTTCGAGACTCTTTTGTACCATTGCCGTTTAAGGAGCCGTCGCAAACACTGCTTGCTTTGATGGGATTGATGGTCGATGCGGGCAAACGATTTGCCTCCATTGCCGATATTCAAGTGGGCGATTCCAACCAAGAGATGCCAGTGGGCACCACGGTTGCATTGTTGGAGCGTGGCACCAAGGTGATGTCGGCGATTCACAAGCGTTTGCACTATGCGCAAAAAATAGAATTTAATTTATTGGCAAAAATATTTGCTCAGTTCTTGCCTCCTTCTTATCCATACATGACCAAAAATGGTGATCAGAACATCAAACAGGCCGACTTTGATGACCGAGTAGACATCATTCCGGTATCGGATCCAAACATCTTCTCGATGAGTCAACGGGTCATGATGGCGCAACAAATGTTGCAAATGGCACAATCCAACCCTGAGATTCATGGACAACAAGGCATATACGAGGCGTATCGCAGAATGTATCAAGCGCTCAATGTGCAGAACATTGAGGCGTTATTGCCTCCTCCACCACAGCCCGAACCGGTGGATCCTGCTCGTGAGAACGCAGGTTTGTTGATGGGACAACCGGCAAAAGCATTCCCTGGTCAAGACCACGATGCACACATTGCTTCACACATGAGTCTTTACCAAACCGCCATTGTGCAACAGAATCCACAAGCATTGGCGGCCATTCAAGCGCATGTGTATGATCACATTGCACTCAAAGCAGAGGAAATCGTACAACAACAAATGGCACAAGATCCACAAATGATGCAGATGCAACAGCAAATGATGCAAATGCCACCGGAACAACAACAACAGATGCAACAGCAAATGATGATGCAGCAACAATCTCAAACGGCACAAGTGATTGCGGAGTTGACTCAACAAATCAATCAACAGTTTGCGCCGCCTCCGCCTCAAGAAGATCCGTTGGTGGAGCTCAGACGCCAAGAACTCGACATCAAAGCCGGTGATTTACAGCGAAAACAACAAGAGTTTGGAGAAAAACAAGATTTGGATATAATGAAATTAAGTCAACAAGATGATTTAGCGAGAGAACGCATTGAGACAAGCGAAGACATTGCCGTGATGAAAAACGAAGTGGCAAAGGATCGATTGGAACAAGCAGAGCGTTTTAAAGCAGCAGATTTACAACAGGAGAGAGATCAATGAGTTCAGTAATGAAGGCGATGCAAGCCGCACACAAAGAACAAATGAAAGAAGAAGTGGCTATGCAAGAAGAAAAACTAGCCGAATACATGGCAGAAAGAGCTTGGCGTGGAGATCCCAAAAGAAAAGAACAAGTTTTGGGTGAACCGGAAAAAGTAGAAGAAAAGCCAAAGACCGAAGCCAAAAAGAAAGCAGCACCCAAGAAAAAACCAGCGGCTAAAAAGAAAGCAGCACCTAAGAAGAAAGCAGCTAAGAAAAAAAGTGCCGCTAAAAAAGGGTAGCGCAAAGAAAACAGTTTCTGCTAACATAAAGAAACTGAGGAAAGAGGGCTACAAGAAGAAACAATCAATTGCCATTGCTTTAAGCAAGGCAGGAAAGTCTAAAAAGAAGAGGAAGACCAATGCAAAGACCAAGAAAGTTCAGAGGCGCAATGCCAAAAGACCCAGTCGCCGCAAGTAAATCAATGAAGATTAAAGATCAAGGGACTGTGCCAATGGCGCAACCCAAGAAGGTAGCCAACGGCGGACCACCCAAGCCAGGTGCCGATGCAGGCAAAGCCAGAGGCGGCGGTGCAGCGATTCGAGGCACTAATTTCGCAGGGAGATTCTAATGCCTGGAACTAAAATGCCTAAATCGCCCATGCTCATGATGCATAACGACATGCCTGTCATGCGATTTGCTGAAGGCGATGCAGTGGTTTCTGAAGAAGAAAAGAAACGATTCAGAGACTTTCAGCCTGAAGGCATGCTTAAAGGCACTATTTTTGATTTTATTCCCGATCCTTTTCAAACAACGGCTTATCTTGAAGATCGTTTGAGCGGTGAACAAGAACCGGCGCCAGCCGATGACAGTTTTGATATGCTCAAAATGTTTATGGAGCTGACACCCGAAGAGAAGATGATGGTGGCAGGGCCTGGATTTAACGAAATGACAGAAGATGAAGTAGCAATGGCTATGTACAATTTTATTTCTGAAGGCAGATCTTTAACAGGTGGCCGAGAAGTCGATTACATGGATCCCGACAAACAAGGATTAGCTAACGGCGGGATTGTTTCGCTGATGGGGGGCTAATATGTCACCAATGAGTCCATACGGAAGTTCCTTTAGAAGACCCCCAATGAACCCATTTGGTTCCATGATGGGTTTTGGTATGGGACCCAATTTATTCTCAGGCGGAATGCCTTTTTACAATCCTTTTCCCAGAATGCCAATGTTTGGCGGAGGATTGGGCGGATTCGGTGGATTGGGCGGATTCGGCGGTTACGGTGGTGGAATGGGCGGAGGTTTTAATCCGTTTATGATGTCACCCCCTCCAATGCAAAGATTTCCTCGTTATGATTCTTTGATTCCTATGCAAAGCCAAATGCCATCTCAGTCATTGCAAGACTTGCCGTATCAACCTAAACGACCTGAAATGACTTCGATTGAACAAAGCCCACCTAGTGTTGGGCAGATGACAGTGGATCCAAGACGAGATCCTATTCCTGATCCAATAACAGGAGACAGATATTCTAATAAACTTCCGCAGATGGATCCAAATACGCCGATGCCTAGTATTGATGAGTTAAGAAATTTTGATGTAGATAATACTCCAACGCCTATTCCAATAGAAGAGTTTAATCAGAATTTTAGGAACATAATGCAGACGGATCCAATGTCGATTCAGTCTAAAGAAGATTTGGATAGGTTGAACACTGGACCATTATTTGCTAACCAAAGAGCAAATATATTTGAAAAGTATTCTCAAAACCCTCTTACTCAAGCTTGGGAAGCCAGCCAAGCTTCACAAGATTTTAAGAAAGATCCTGCGCCTTCTGTAAGAGAGTTTATTGAAGAAGAAAGGCCTACTCCTTCTTTTACACCATTTGACCCAAGCGGATTACAATCAAGAATTGGTGACTTGGAAGGCAGACAAATGTTTGATCCATCTGGATTAAAGTCAAGAATTGATGCACTAGAAAACAGACAAATGCCAGCATTTACACCTACACCGTTTGACCCAAGCGGATTGCAAAGTCAAATAGATGCGTTACAAAATAGACAAATGCCATCTTATACGCCATTTGACCCTACAGGACTTCAGTCAAGATTAGGAACTTTAGAGAACAGACAAATGTTTGATCCAAGCGGTTTACAAAGTCAAATAGATGCGTTACAAAATAGGCAAATGCCAATGTTTGACCCAAGCGGATTGCAGTCAAGATTAAACGCTTTAGAAGGAAGGGTTCAAAAAACCGGGAATCTTAATATGACAGACATTGAAGCGTTGATTGAACAACGATTGTCTGATTCTTTGAGAAATATGAATCCTGTAAATCAAGGGAATCAAATCACATACGATCCAACTCTTATTAGCGAGATTCAAAAAGATCTTCCGCCTCCCATAAAAGAATATAACGATAGATTGTTTATAGGTCAAGGCGGTCCATACGACATTTAAAAAAAAGTGGACGGATTAAGATTAGCAGAGTATATTCTAAAAGAATTGCGAAACAGACAAGACCAGATTTCTGATCATCTGTCTAGCGGTTCAATAAAAACGATGGAAGATTATCGTTTTCTTATTGGAGAGTTGACGGCACTTCGCTCCTTTGAGGATGATGTAAAAGAAGTGTTGCAAAAAACAACTGGAGACAGTTTTGATGAGTGACTTAGCAGTCCCCCAACACATAGAAGCCGAACGCAAGGCTCAAAAAGAAGCGCAGAAAATAGAGGAAAGCAAAACAAACGGTGAAGCATCTATTCAAGATGCCTACATCGAACCTCAAGAAAGAGTCCTTGACCCCTCCCTTATTGACAGCTCACTACTAGAACGAATGCCCGATCCAACGGGTTGGCGTTTATTGGTGTTGCCATACAAAGGAAAAGGCGTCACAGAAGGAGGCATTGTTTTACCCGATACGCTTGTAGATAGAGAAGCTTTAGCAACCGTGGTGGCTTATGTGTTAAAAGTCGGTCCGTTGGCATACAAAGACTCTAACAAATTTGGCGGAGAACCTTGGTGCACATTAAAGGACTGGGTTTTGATTGGCCGATATGCAGGCGCTCGATTCAGACTAGACGATGGCGGAGAAGTTAGAATCATTAACGACGACGAAGTCATTGGAACTATTTTAGATCCTGACGATATCCAGA